CACAGATTTCTGCTTTTTGGGTTGGCCTCAGAGGGATCATGTAGAATCACCCCCATGAGCAACCGTCTCCCACCCGAACTCCACATCATCAAAGGCACCCAAGGCGAGCGCAAGTCCAAGCCGCTCCCCACGGACGTGCGCAACCGCGTGCCTCAGGCGGCGTGGCTGGACGATCCCACCCAATGGGACAAAGCCAAATTCATCCGCGAGACCTCTGAGTTTCTGTGGGAGGTGTACGGCATCGGCAGCAACCAGGACCAACACATTTTGGCGGCGCTGGCGGTGCAGATGGACATTTACGTGCGGTGTTGGCATGAGTTGCAGTCGGGTGACATCGTGGTATCCCATAACAACGGTGCTACTGTCGGGCCCAACCCCTATTTCACCGCCAGCGACCGGGCGCTGAGCCGCGCGGTGGTGTTGATGAATGAGCTGGGGCTCACCCCCAAGGGTCGCTTGGCGAGCAAGACGCAAGAGGGCGGCAAATACGCCAAGCTGCTCAGCGGGCCATGAAGTACGAGGACGGCATTCTCTACGCCGTAAACGTGGCGGCGGGGCGGGCGGTGGCCTGCAAAAGCGTGCGGCTGGCGGCGCAGCGGTTTTTGAACCAACTGGAGGACAAGGGTTGGGGCTGGGAGTTTCACGCCAAGTACGCGCAGCATGTGCTGGATTTTTTTGGAACTCTCAAGCACACCAAAGGCCCAATGGCTGGGCAGCCGTTGGTGTTGGAGCCGTTTCAGATTTTCGCCATTTGCGCCATTTACGGTTTCCGCAGCAAGAAGGACGTTTCCAGGCGCATGGTGACGGATGTCATAATCTTCATCCCTCGCAAAGCCGGCAAATCCACCCTGACTGCCGGATTGGCGTTGTACGAGCTGGCATTCGGGGAGGCGGGCGCGGAGGTGTACTCGCTGGCCACCACCCGCGATCAGGCGGGCATTGTATTTTCGGCGGCCATCGGGTTTATTGAAGCGATGCCGCCCGACATAGCTGCCATTTACAACGCCGGTCGGCACACCATAATGAAGGCGGGCGACGCGCAGTCAATGTTCAAAGCGTTGTCCCGCGACAACAAAAAGACCGGCGACGGCAAAAACCCCAGCTGCGCCATCATTGACGAGGCGGCGCAAATTGTGGACCGCAACAGCATTGAGGTTTTGCACTCCGGGATGGTGGCGCGGCGCAACCCGCTCCGCATCTACATCACCACCGCCAGTTTCACCAAAGAGACCAAGTTCTTTGAAGACCTGACCATGTTGCAAACGATGCTCAACGGCGAAGCCGACGACAACCCGGCGTGGTTCGGGCTGTTGTACAGCTTGGATCCGGGCGACGATTGGCGCGACCCCAGCACCTGGGCCAAGGTCAACCCCATGCACGGCATCAGCGTGTTTGAGGACGCCATTGCCGCTCGCGCCGAAGAAGCCAAACACAAACCGGCGGCGCTGAACGAGTTTCTTTGCAAAACGCTCAACATGTACGTCAGCGCCAACAGCGCATGGGTGGACCGAGAGCATTGGGACGATCCAAAATGCGCCATCGTCGGCGAGCGGGAGCCGGAGTCGGTGTTTATTGGATTCGACTTGGCGGCCACGCGCGACTTGAATGCGGTGTGCACGTTGAAACGATTTGCCGAAGACGACTACGAAGCTGAGTTCAAATTCTTTTTGCCCGAGGTCGGCTACGAGTTAATCCCCAAGCATTACGGGGACATTTTCCGTATGGCGCGGCAATCCGGCATTCTGCACGTTACGCAGGGCAATGTCATGGACGACCGGGAAATCAGCGACTACATCCAAGCGCAATGCGCCAAATACGACGCCAAAGAAATCGGCTTCGACGCGTACAACGCAGCCAGCTTGGTGGCGCGGCTGCACGACTCAGCGCTGCCAGTCAAAAAGGTTGGTCAAGGCATGGCCGTGCTGAGCAATCCTAGCAAGCACGTGGAAAAGCTCATCCTTAATTACAAAATCAAACACGACGGCAACCCTTTCCTGGGCTGGCAGCTGGGCAATTGTGAAGTTTATGAGGATGTGAACGGGAACGTTAAAATTAAGAAGAATGGCGCAGACCAAAACGCCAAAGTTGACGGCATAATTAGCCTAATCATCGCCATGCATTGTTCGTTGGACAATGCCGCGATCTCAGGCTTCGGTTTCCGAGCATTCTAAGGCGAAAAATGGCAATTACAGACATTTTCAAGCGAAAGCAACCAGTTTCCAGCGAATCAAATTCGCTTTTTGGCCAGACGGCACTAGGCAACAACATTGTCTATCAGGGCTCCAATCAGAAGCCCACCGTCAATACGCAGATCCTTTACGTCACCACCTCCAGCGCCACCAATGCTGGGCGCCCGGTGGACATGTCCATGCTCACGCGGAACAGCACCGTTATGGCCTGTGTGGGCACCAAAGCGCGAGCGCTGGCTCAGTTGCCGATTCGGATTATGTGTGAAACCGACGATGGTTCATACCTGGACGCAATCAAATCGCCCCAAGTGGGGCCACGCGACAAAGCCAAAGCCAAACAAGTGGCGGCGCTGCTGAATGCGCCCAACAATTTCCAGTCGACTTACGAATTCTGGTACCAGTACCTGATGTGGCACGAATTGTCGGGCGAAGTGTTTGTGTTGTGGTGGCGGAAAGACCAAGATTCCCCCACCCAAACGCCGCTGGAAATGTACGTGTTTGATTCCACGCTCATCGCCACCACCATCACCCCTACCCGGTACCCCAGCTACCGGCTGAGCACCCCGAGTTACGGTTTTAGCCGGGACGAGCCGCTGGCAGCGCATCAGGTCATGCACCTGATGGATCAAGCGTGGCAAGGTTCAGCCTCATTCAACAAAGGCATTTTGGCCGCTGAATTGGTGGGGCTCGATCAGGACATTGATCTTTATGCCAACTATGTTATGCAAAACGGCGCAAAACCTTCCGGGATGTTTGTCACGGAGCAGGTCATCCCGGACGCCAAGTACAAAGAAATCGCCGCGCGGCTAAAAGAAGCATGGTCAAGTATGACCGGCTCTCGCAACAGCGATCCAAGCAAACCGGGCCAAGGCATGCTGTTAGATCAGGGCATGAAATACACGCCTTTGAATATGCTGACGCTGCAAGACGCCGACACAGAGAAGCTCAAGGCTCAGACCATGAAACGCATCTGCGGCCTGTTTGGTGTGCCGCCGGCAATGATCGGAATTGCCGATCAGAAATACAACAACACCCAGACCATGTTGGACGAGTTTTACAAATCTTGCATGTACCCCATGATTGTCAACATCCAACAAAAGCTCAAGCAGCATTTGTTCCCTGGATATCCGTCGCTCAGCATTGAATTCGACACCCGCACATTCCTCAAAGGTGCGCCGCTAGACCAGATGAATTTCGCAGTCGCCGGAGTTAATGCCGGCATCATGACGCAAAACGAAGCTCGCCAGTACATGGGGATGAAGAGCGTGGAAGGCGCAGACGAATTGGCCAGCAAAACCGCTGCGCCCAATCCCGGCGCTGCGCCCGGCAGCAGCCCCCAAGACACTGGCGGCGGCGGCGGCAGCAAGAGCCCCAAGTCGGCCATAAAACCGGCAGAGGCTGCCGAAAGGGTGATGTGAGATCGATGTCCCGGTCAAAAATATCGTCCGCCTCGACAGCATCGCAATCGTCAGAGGCCTCGGCAGCACAGCTAGAATCGGCCAGGCTCAAGTTGCCGCCACCCGCTCAGCCGCCGCTAAGGCTCGCTCGGCTTTTGGGCTTGCAGGGCTTTCTAGTGTGAATGCGATTCAAAATCTTTCCGACGAAGCGTTAATGCTTTTGCTTGCGGAGGTTTAATTCATGTTAAAATTGACCAACCAAATCAAAAAAATTGCCTACCCGCTGCGCAGCAAAGCAAAGCCAGAAAAAATACAAGACAATGATCAATCCATCTCTTTGGGGACCATAGATGAAACATTTGGATGTGATCTGCGAAGCGCAGATGAAAACGAACGGCCAGTCGGGGCTGATCGAAGCACGAGTGACGACCTGGGGCGCTCGAGAAGGCGCTGACGGTCGCCGGTTCAATTACCAGCCCGAGGGGTTCATGGATTGGGCAACCGAGTTCAGCAAAACCGGGCGTCCGCTGCCGATGTTTGTTAACCACAGCGCCGACTCAATCCCGGTGGGTGAGTGGTCGAGCTTTGAGTTCGACAACGAAGGCATGACGGCCAGCGGGCGTTTGTACACCAACACCTCCGCTGGCAGCGACCTTTATAGCGTGATGAAACAATCCCCAGCTATGTTTGGGGGCGTGTCGGTTGGCGCGTACGCGGAGTCTTACAACATGGTCAATGCAGACGGCGAGCCGGACGGGTCTGATGAGGCGTATTTCCAAATCACCAAAGGCGGGCTGCGCGAGGTGAGCGTGGTCATGTACCCCAACAACCCGGCGGCAGAAGTTTCCAAGCTAGAGTATTTCCGGCCCGATGGCACTGCTGACCTAAAGATTTTGGAAAAGGCTTTGCGCGATGCAAGCCTCTCGAAAAGGGATGCGGTCACTGCCGCGTCCGTGTTCAAACGAGTATTGGAACAGCGTGATGCCCCGATCAAGTTTGAAAACGCTCCTGCCCCGAGTGATTCTGGCGCGGATGTGACCGCAAACGAAGCGATAATTGCCGCTCTTGAACAGCGCGAATTGCTTCAACTCCTCTCCAAACGTATTTAAAGGAATCAAAATGTCGAATGTGATTATTGAAAAGTTGGACGCCATCGAAGCCGCGCAAGCCGCCAAGATCGCTGAAGTGACAACCGCCGCCCAGTCGGTTGTCGAAGCCGCCAAGGCCGAAATGAGCGAAAAGCTCGCTGCGCTGGAGGCCAAAATCTCCACGCTGCAGGTGCCTGCGTTCATTCGTCCCATCGCAAAATCGGTGCGCCAGGATGTGAATCGTTCTGTTCGTGAGCAACTGTCTTCGTTCTACAAAGGCAACGCCCGCACCGAGAAAGAACTGCAAATGTTTGCAGACGAATCGGAGTATGCAGCGTACATGAAGGAAGCCTCGGCACTTACCGCTGGTGGTGACGGTCAAGGCGGTCGCACTGGATATGATCCGGTATTTGTTGCTCTGCGTCTGGCAAATCCAATGCGCGGCCTGTCGCGTACTGTCGCTACTGATGGCTCAAGCTATCAGTTCCGCGTCAAGACCGGCAACGCTGGCGCTCAGTGGGGATATGGCATCCAGAACAACGGTGCGACAACTACTGAAAACACCAGCATTTGGCAATTGGTTCTGAAAGACATCAACGTCCAGTTCCCGATCCGCACTGCGGCTTTGGACGACATTGATGGCTTGGAAGCCAACGTGGTTGACGACATGCTGGCGGAGTTCGCTCAGTCAGAAGCTCAGTCGATGATCTCCAACAATGACCAGGCCGGCACGGGCAGTACGGTTACTACTGGCGGCGCTGATGGTCTGCGTGGTTTGGATCAGTATCCTGGGTCAAATGCAACGTATGCCGGTGGCACGACTTCTACGCCTGCATTCGGCACCAGCGGCACGGGCAGCACGACCGGCTTGCACAGT